GAATTGGCTTATAGAGTTCCAGCATCGAAACTTACTAGAAGAAAGCTTGAATCGAATGAACAGCTTAGAGAACTAGACGGACTTGATACAACTATTGACTGGAAAAATACAGGTGACAACTCTTATGATGGTGAAAAGCTAAAGCTATTAGCTCATGATGAAAGTGGAAAATGGGAAAGACCTGATAATATATTAAATAACTGGAGAGTTACAAAAACTACATTACGTCTTGGTTCTAGAATTGTAGGCAAGTGTATGATGGGCTCAACTTCAAACGCATTAGATAAAGGTGGAAGCAACTTCAAAAAATTATACTACAATTCAGACGTTACAAAAAGAAATAGAAACGGGCAAACATCTTCTGGCCTCTACTCTCTTTTCATCCCTATGGAATGGAGCTACGAAGGATTCATCGATACTTTTGGATTACCTGTCTTCGTTAGACAAGGAACTCCAATCAAAGGAGTTGATGGTTACGAAATTACGACAGGAGTTATTGAACACTGGCAAAACGAAGTAGAAGGATTAAAATCTGATCAAGATAGTTTAAATGAATACTACAGGCAGTTTCCAAGAACAGAAGCACATGCTTTTAGAGATGAAGCTAAAGATAGTTTATTTAATTTAACTAAAATATACCAGCAAATAGATTACAACGAAGAATTAAATAACGCTGCATCAATAACACAAGGTAATTTTATGTGGCAAGATGGAATAAAAGATACTAGAGTTGTTTTCGTGCCTAGTACAAATGGTAGATTTATTATTAGTTGGGTACCTCCTAAAAATCTACAAAATCAAGTGATTATAAAAAATGGAATTAAATACCCTGGTAATCAACATATTGGAGCTTTTGGCTGTGACAGTTACGACATTAGCGGTACTGTTGATGGTAAGGGCAGTAAAGGAGCACTTCATGGATTAACAAAGTTTTCAATGGAAGACGCTCCACCAAATCATTTCTTTTTAGAATATATATCAAGGCCACAAACAGCTGAGATATTCTTTGAAGATGTATTAATGGCATTGCATTTTTATGGTATGCCAATACTTGCTGAAAATAACAAACCAAGGTTATTATATTACTTAAAAAGAAGAGGTTACAGAGGTTATTCTATGAATCGTCCTGATAAAATTTGGAATAAGCTTTCTACAACTGAAAAGGAAATAGGTGGAATACCTAACTCAAGTGAAGATATTAAACAGGCACACGCTGCCGCTATAGAAAGTTACATTGAAGAATACGTTGGTCAATTACAAGACGGATATGGAGATATGTATTTTCAACAAACATTAAAAGATTGGAGTGGTTTTAATATAAATAATAGAACCAAGTTTGATGCTACTATTAGTTCTGGCTTAGCAATTATGGCTTGTAATAAAAATAGATATAAACCAAATCCTGATAAAAAATACAAACCTATTAAACTAGGTATAAGTAGATATAATAACTCAGGAACAATTTCAAAAATAATAGAATAAATATATGCAAATTTCATACAACACTAATAGTTCTTTTCCCAGTCAGGTAGTACCAGATGCAGAAAAAGCTACTTTAGAATATGGTCTTGCTGTAGGTAGAGCTATAGAAGGAGAGTGGTTCAGAAACTATAGAGGTGGGGCAATGGGTAGTGGCTATGCCATTAACTATAATAACTATCATAACTTAAGGCTTTATGCAAGAGGCGAACAGTCTGTACAAAAATATAAAGATGAATTAGCAATTAATGGAGATTTGTCTTATTTAAATATAGACTGGAAACCAGTACCTGTTATTGCTAAATTTGTAGATATAGTTGTTAATGGTATGTCAGAAAAGTCTTACGAATTAAAAGCTTTTGCAGTAGATCCATTTTCAATACAACAAAGAACTAAATACGCTAGAGATTTAATGCGTGATGTTCAAGAAAGAGAATTAGCAGAACAAGTTAATCAAACATTAGGTATAACCATTACGTCACCTCAATTTAAAGAATTAGGACTAGAGTCCGATGAAGAAGTTAAACTACATTTACAACTAGATTATAAGCAGTCTGTAGAAATAGCAGAAGAAGAATTATTAGAAGATGTGCTAAATAGAAATAAATACGATTTAACTAGAAGAAGATTAGCTCAAGATTTGACAGTGTTAGGAATAGGTGCTGTAAAAACTAACTGGAGTAAAGAAAAAGGTATAATAGTAGATTATGTTGATCCTGCTACACTAATATATTCTTACACAGATGATCCTAATTTTGAAGACATATATTACGTAGGAGAAGTTAAAAGCATAAATTTAGCTGATTTAAAAACTCAATTTCCATATCTTTCAGATGAGGAAATGGAACAAATACAAAAATATCCTGGCAATTCAGAATATCTAAGAAACTGGAGTGGTAGAAACGATCAACAAACAGTTCAAGTTATGTATTTTGAATATAAAACTTATTCTGATCAAGTATTTAAAGTTAAAAAAACAGCTACAGGACTGGAAAAAGCTTTAGAAAAACCTGATACTTTTAACCCGCCTGAAAATGATAATTTTGAAGTTGTATCTAGAACTATAGAAACTTTATATAGTGGAGCTAAAATATTAGGTCACCCTCTTATGTTGAAATGGGGATTAGCTGAAAACATGACAAGACCTTTTGCTGATACAACTAGAGTTAAAATGAATTATAACATATGTGCTCCTAGGATGTATAAAGGCCGTATAGAGTCAGTGGTTAGTAGAATTACAGGTTTTGCTGACATGATACAGTTGACTCATTTAAAGATACAACAAGTATTAGCTAGAATGGTACCTGATGGAGTATTCTTAGATATGGATGGTTTAGCTGAGGTTGATTTAGGTAATGGTACAAATTATAATCCAGCTGAAGCTTTAAACATGTATTTTCAAACTGGTAGTATAGTTGGTAGAAGTTTAACTCAAGATGGTGATCCTAACAGAGGTAAAGTTCCAATACAAGAATTACAAACTGGATCTGGTGGTGGTAAAATAAATACGCTAATACAAACTTATCAATATTATTTACAGATGATAAGAGATGTAACAGGTTTAAATGAAGCTAGAGACGGTTCAACTCCTGGTAAAGATACGTTAGTAGGATTACAAAAGTTAGCCGCTAATGCATCTAATACAGCAACTAGACATTTAGTACAAGCGATGTCGTATCTAACTGTTAGAACAGCAGAAAATGTATCATTAAGAATAAGCGACTCATTAGAATTTCCTTTTACAAAGCAGGCTTTAGAGAATAGTATATCAAGATATAATCTAGCTACTTTATCAGAAATAAGCGATTTAAATCTTCATGATTTTGGAATATTTATAGAGCTAGAACCAGACGAAGAGCAACAAGCTCAATTAGAAAAGAATATCCAAATAGCTTTACAATCTGGAGGAATAGATTTAGAAGATGCTATAGATCTTAGAGAGATAAAGAATATTAAGTTAGCAAATCAAATGCTAAAAGAAAGAAGAAGAAGAAAAGCAGAAAGAGATCAAAGAAATCAACAGGCTAATATTCAAGCACAGGCAGAAGCAAACGCTAAAGCTACAGAAGCATCGGCATTAGCAGAGTTACAAAAGCAACAAGGTATAGCAGAAACTACAGTAAATGTTGAAAAAGCTAAATCTCAACTAGATATAAGTGAGATGATGAAAAAAGCTGAAATAGATAAGCAGTTGATGGAACTTAAGTTTAGTTATGATATGCAATTAAAACAAATGGACTTGCAAGAAATAGCTACAAGAGAAAAATTTATTGAAGATAGAAAAGATAAAAGAACAAAACTAGAAGGAACTCAACAAAGTAAAATGATTAGTCAAAGAGCTAATAACTCTGCGTCTATTGACTTTGAAGATCCTTTTAACTCTTTGGTTGATTCAACACAAGGAGTTACACCTAGCATTGGTGGTGAGCAACCAATGTAATTATTAATTATTATATTATATTATGTCAGAAAAACTTAAAGAAGAGAAGGTTGAACCTTTAAAAATTAAAAAACCTTCTTTTAAAAAAATAGAAAACAAAGAATACAAAGTAGATTTAACTAAAAAACCAGAAAATGCCGTTCAAGAGTCAAGCACAACGAAAGTGGATGTGGGCCAACGATCCGCAGATGGCGAGAAAGTGGGAGAAACACACGAAAAACAAACCACTGCCGTTGAGGGTAAAGAAGAAGAAATAAAATCTCCTATTACAGAAATAGTAGAAGAAAAAACTGATGAGCTTGAAAGAGAAGTAAAAGAAGCTAAAAGAGACGAAAAATTATTAGGTAAGCAATTACCTGAAAATATTGAAAAACTAGTTTCATTTATGGAAGAAACTGGTGGAACAGTTGAAGATTATGTTAGATTAAATGCTGATTACAGCAAAGTAGATAATGACACATTGCTACAAGAGTATTACAAGCAAACAAAACCACATTTAGATAGAGAAGAAATAAACTTTTTATTAGAAGATAAATTTTCTTTTGACGAAGATGTGGATGATGAAAAAGAAATTAAATTAAAGCGGTTAGCCGCTAAAGAAGAAATTGCTAAAGCCAAAAACTTTTTGGAAGAAACAAAGAGTAAATATTACGACGAAATCAAGTTGAGACCCGGCGTAACTCAAGAACAACAAAAAGCTATGGACTTTTTCAATAGATACAACAAAGAACAAAAAGTAGCTGAAGAGCGACATGATAGATTTGTAGAGCAGACAAATAAAATATTTTCTGATGAATTCAAAGGTTTTGAATTTAATCTTGCAGAAAAGAAGTTTCATTATAATGTTCAAAACACATCTAATGTTGTTGAAAAACAGTCAAACTTAAACACTTTTGTTAAGAAGTTCTTAAACAATGAGGGTGAAGTTGTTGATGCTGTAGGTTATCACAAAGCTATGTACGCCGCTGATAACGCAGATACTATTGCTAATCATTTTTATGAGCAAGGCAAAGCCGATGCTTTAAAAGATGTTATGGCTAAATCTAAAAATATAACAAATGAACCTAGGCCACAAGCTGGAGGTGACGTGTTTGTTAATGGTTTAAAAGTAAGAGCAATTAGTGGTGCAGATAGTTCTAAGTTGAAATTTAAAGTAAAAAATAAAAACAACAACTAAAAACATAAAACATGAGTTTTAACATAGGTGGGTCTTTTCCCGCATCAATCGTACCTATGCCAAGCAAAGTTACTGTACAAGACAATTATATTGACTTTCAGGAAGCTGGTTTTGCACAATGGTCACAACAATATCTACCTGAGCTTTATGAAGCTGAGATAGAAAGATACGGAAACCGAACAATCGGAGGTTTCTTGAGAATGGTAGGCGCTGAAATGCCTATGACATCTGATCAAGTAATTTGGTCTGAACAAAATAGACTACACATTGCTTATGACACTGTTCAATTAGCAAATGGTGGTGGTGGTTTTCCTGAAGTTACAGCAACTATTACTAAAGGTGCTAGTAACCCTACTACTTCTGGTATTAGAGTTGGTGCTACAATTTTAGTTTCTGATAACGCTACTGGTTTAGTTACTACTAAATTATTAGTAACTGCTTTAGCTAACAACGGATATACATTAACATGTCACGCATATGAAGGAGGAGCTTTACCAGGTGCTTTAGTAACTGGTGCTGGTTCTAACAGTTTATTTGTTTATGGTTCTATGTTTCCAAAAGGAAGTCAAGGAATGGAAGGAGCTCTTGAGCCACAGTTAACTACTTTTAAAAATTCTCCAATTATCATGAAAGATAATTATGAGATAAGTGGTTCTGATGCTGCTCAAATTGGCTGGATCGAAGTTGCTACTGAAGACGGAACTTCTGGATACTTATGGTATTTAAAAGCTGAATCTGAAACTAGATTAAGGTTTCAAGATTATCTAGAAATGGCAATGGTAGAATCTGTACCTAATGACAATGCTGCTACTTTTGGAACTAATTTTGGTCCTACTGGAGCAAATGGTTCTGCTATATATGGAAGTACTGGTTTATTTTCTGCTATAGAAACTAATGGAAATGTATACTCTGGTTTTGCTGGAGCTGCTGCTCCTGGTTCTGGTGCTTTAGGTGATTTTGATGAAATACTTAAAAACTTAGACAAGCAAGGTGCTATTGAAGAAAACATGCTTTTCTTATCTAGAGCTACTGCTCTTGATTTTGACGATATGTTAGCTGCTACTAACGGTGGATTTGCTTCTACTCAAGCTGCTTCTTATGGTTTATTCGAGAATGATGGCGACATGGCATTAAACTTTGGATTTTCTGGATTCAGAAGAGGTTCTTATGACTTCTATAAAACTGACTGGAAATATCTAAATGATGCTACTACTAGAGGTCTTGATAATGAGATTGATGGTGTAATGGTACCGGCTGGTACTACTACAGTATACGATCAAATGCTAGGATCTAATATCAGACGTCCTTTCTTACACGTAAGATATAGAGCTTCTGAAACTGAAGATCGTAGAATGAAGTCTTGGATCACTGGATCTGTTGGTGGTGCTTTCACTTCTGATTTAGATACAATGAGAGTAAACTTCTTATCTGAAAGATGTTTAGTTACTCAAGCTGCTAACAATTTCGTATTGTTTAAAGGAGCTTAAATAGTATATAATGTGGGGAGCAATCCCCACTTTATTAATCTTTAAATAATAAAAATTATGGCAAGTAGAATTAAATTTCCTTACAATGGAACTACAACAGCTGTTAGCCCTGACAACGCAAATACGACTTTGTCGTTAAACGTAGATGGTGCTTATGCTGTTACCCAAGATAGTGGAAATCTTTTCGTTCATTACGAAGATACAATGGGAGGTGGCAAATCACTAAAAGTGGAGCTAGATTACGTTGGATCAAAAGCTATCATCGCAGATGCAGCAAGACTAATGAATCTTATAAAAACAGTTCAACAACAACCTGGTAGTTGTCCTATATTTAAACTAACTGACGACGTCCCTGGTGTATCTACACCTGCAAACTTTAGACTAGAAAAGCAAACGCCTTTCACAGCTCTTAGAGGAGACGCGGTATAAAACAATTATTATGGGTTATATATTAGTACCAATAGACAAAGATCAACCATTAGCTACTTCAGCTCTTAAAAATGTTGCTAACGCTACTGGCGGTGGCACGGTTACTGGAACTGGAGCGTCAGCTGCTCAAGATTTAACTGCTGTTACAGGAGTTGGATCAGGTGGAAAAGTAACAGTTGCAAAAGGTGGTGATGCTACTATAGCAACTGCTACTATAACAGTTACTGTAGCAGGTGATAACTACTCTATAGGAGATGTTGTTTCAATACCAGCTATTACAGGTGGTACCGCAACAAAAACTGATGCGGTAGCATTTTACACTATAGTTGATGGAGACTTAATTGGAGATTCAACTGATCAAACAATACCAGTTGGCGATGTGTTATTTGCACAGCCAAATGATGACGATGAAGTTGATTTAATTACAAGAAACTGGAATACTGGAACTAACGGTGGCGCTAACGCAGATGTCACTAGTTACACTATTAAAGTTACTGGTGGTGCAGCTATATCTGACGAGGGTGATTTAGCTTATGACGCTGATGGCGCATTAGTTAAAGAAGCTCAAGGGCATTTAGTGCCTGAGATAGTTTGGAACTCTGCTGTTGTAGACAGCGGTAATTCTGGACTTAGCGTTACTTATACTGACTAAAAAAATAAAGATCCCGTTTCGGCGGGGTCTTTTTATTTATTATATTATATTATATTATGGAAACAAAAGAAAAGAAAAAGACTGCGCCAAAGGCTGCAGCAAAACCTGAAGTAAAAAAAGATCTTTGGGAATATAAAGATAGAAATTATTACTTAATGGGTAATAAAACGCCTTTAACATATACGTTACCTAGTAGGCACTCTCGTAGATTTAGTTTGGTTTGGTTTGATCCAGAGTTAGGTTATGAAAGAGAAATGAGATATGCTACTAATCAAAAATCTTGTTTTGTAGATGAACAACAAGGTCCTTGCACTTTAAAACATGTAGTTTTTGAAAAAGGTATGTTAACGGTCCCAAAACAACAAAGAAATTTGCAAGAGTTTTTAAATAAACACCCTCACAAAGGTATTATTTTTCAAGAATTTGATCCTGTTTTAGAAGCTGTTGATGAGTTAGAATATATAGAATACGAAATGACAGCCTTAAACTTAGCTTATGAAATGGATATAGATAAATCAGAAGCTATATTAAGAACAGAAATAGGTTCAGAAGTAAATAAATTAAGTTCTAAAGAGCTTAAGAGAGATATACTTTTATTTGCTAAAAGAAATCCAGTATTATTTATTTCATTAGCAGAAGATGAAAATGTAGAACTTAGAAACTTTGCTATTGTAGCTAGAGAACAAGGAATTATTACTCTAGATGGTGATCAAAGAACATTTAAATGGGCGGCGAATGGTCGTAAATTAATGACTACCCCATTTGATGAAAGTCCTTATTCAGCTATGGCTGCTTGGTTTAAAACCGATGAAGGACTTGAAGTTTATAACTCTATACAGAAAAAACTTAAATAACAAGTGATTATAATAAAGGTGGTTTAATCGCCACCTTTTTTTAAAAATATTAATATGGCAATAAACGTAAATACGGTATATACAACAGTACTTAGCATATTGAATAAAGAGCAACGTGGTTATTTAACTCCAGATGAGTTTAATAAAGTTGCTACACAAGTTCAATTAGAAATATTTGAAAAGTTTTTTGAAGACTACAACCAATATTTACGTATGCCAAAAACAGATGTTGATTATGCTTCACGTATGGATCACATATATGAAGAGTTTCAATTATTTATAGAAAGCAACTCAGCTTCAGCTGTAAATGGAAATATATATAATCAACCAATAGAAGGTACACCTGCTAATGCTAATCCTGTTCATAGACTAGGCTCTATAAACTATAATTTAGGCAAAGGTGCTCCTCAAATAGAATTAGTAGGTAGAAGCGAATATACACAGCAAACTTTATCACCGCTGACTTTACCTACTTCTAATTTTCCAATAGGTATATATACTAATAATAAAATAACGGTTTATCCTCCTTCTACAGGAACACCAGCTGTAACTGATGTAACTTTTAATTATATTAGAAAACCAAAAGATGTTGTTTGGGCTTTTAGTATAGGTACAGCAGGTCAATATGTATATGAACCAACTACTACGGGAACTGGTGTTATTCCTAGTACTGGATCTGTAAATTTTGAGATAGATGAAACTCAACAAACTGAAGTTATTCTTGAAATATTAAAATACTCTGGTGTTATAATAAGAGATCCACAAGTTATTCAAGCCGCAACAAGAGAGTTAGCGGAAGAAGAAGTAAATACAAAAAGATAATAAAACATGGGACTAATAAAACAAACAGCTTCACAATATTATGATGGTCAAGTAAATTATACTCCGGCAGCTGCTAATAATACAAATGTTTTAACATGGCCTAATACAATGACTCCTTTAATATGGGATGCTACAGCCACTCAAACATCTATAGATAATTATAAAGTATTTGTAGATAATGTTGAACAAACTATAGAAACATCACCTTATTTTTTAACAAGAAGTTTATCTACAACTATTGTTAACGGAGTATCAACTCAACAATTAACACTTACTTCAACTCCTGAAGTTACAGCAATTAACCAAACAGTTACAGGTGCTGGTTATCAAATTGGTAGTATTTCACAAACAACTGGAGGTAGTGGAACTGGATTAAGTATATTAATAAATAATACTAATGGCAATGGAACTATATATGAAGCAGGTTCTGGTTATACAAATGGAAATGTAGTAACACTAACAAGTGGTAACGGTGGTGCTAAAGTTGCTGTTACTGTTACTCAAACAGCTATACCAGCTGGATCAGATATAACAATTAAGCTTAATAATCCTTCTTTATGGGACAATTATAAAAGCTATCAGTATACTAGCTTAATAGACATCGTAAATAACTTTATGGTTGCTTATGTAGGTACTGACAAAATAGTTCCTAGAGTTAAAAGATCTGATGTTATATTCCATGCTAAGCGAGGATTACAAGAGTTTAGCTACGATACTTTAAGAAGTGTTAAATCTCAAGAGTTAACAATACCACCAAGCTTATCTTTAGTCTTACCTCAAGATTATGTAAATTACGTTCAACTTTCTTATATAGACGATGCTGGTATAAAACATATTATATATCCAACCCGTTTAACTAGTAACCCTCAACAAGTACCTTTACAAGATGACCAAGGTATTCCTACTCAAGATATATATGGTAATAATATACAAGCTGTTCAATCACTTACTAACAGCAGATGGAGAGCTGAAGATCAAGATTTATTAAATGGACAATTTAATTTAGATGCTCAGTCAAATCCTGGTGTTTATAATTGGGCTTGGTGGAAAATGGCTTATGGCCAAAGATATGGATTAAATCCAGAAACAACACAAACTAATGGATGGTTTACTATTGATGAAAGAAGAGGTGTGTTTGCTTTTAGTAGCAACTTAGCTAATAAGCTTATAATATTAGAATACATATCTGATGGTTTAGCGTATGATGAAGATACCAAAATACCTAAATTAGCTGAAGAAGCTTTATATATGTATATATTATATAATATAATAGCGGTAAGATCTAACTTTCCAGAGTACGTAGTTCAAAGATATAAAAGAGAAAAAAGTGCTAAACTAAGAAATGCTAAAATAAGATTAAGCAACATAAAATTAGAAGAATTTACTCAAGTTATGCGAGGCAAATCTAAATGGATTAAATTTTAAATATGGCTGAATTAAAAAATACTTTTACTAAGTCTAAAATGAATAAAGACTTAGACGATAGAATAGTACCTGCCGGAGAATATAGAGATGCGCAAAACGTAAATATAAATAAATCTGAAGGAGCTGATGTTGGCGCTTTAGAAAATGTAAGAGGCAACTCTTTATTAACTAATTTTAATATATCTAATGGAGATTTAGATCAATTAAATATAGAAGCAATAGGTCTTCACACTGATGACGAGACCCAAAGAATATTTGTTTTTGCAACTAACTACACAGATACTACTCCAACTAGATTAGGAATGCACGCTGCTGCTGCTAAATCTACATGCTATATAGCAATGCGAGATTTAAATAGTGGAACTGATAGTATATTAGCAAATGGAAGTTTTTTAAATTTTTCTAAAACTCACAGAGTAGATGGTATTAACGTTTTACAAGGTTTTTTATATTTTACAGATAATAGAAATCAACCTAGAAAATTAAATATAAAAACAGCTGTTGAGAACCCTAATTATTATAGCTGTGAAGAAACAGTAAGTATATTAAAAATAAATCCTTGGAAAACTATGAGGTTTTATAACATTAATAATAATGTTGTAGAGTCTACAATGAGAAATGTTAGTAATGAATTTTTACCTTTTTACCTAGAAGGATTATGTGATACTGCTAGCGGTGATTTGACAGTTAGTAAAAACAATACTGAAATAACTCTTGATATTAACGTACCGAGTAACTGGGTAGGCGTTGGAGTTAAAATACAAAACTTTGCTACACCTCCTATAACATTAACACCTCCTGATACTACAATTTCACAGGTAGTTGGTGGTGGTGCTTTTAATAAAATAAAAGTTACTTGGCCTAGTTCTACATCTAGTTTTACTATACCTCAAGGTAATTCAGGTACTCCAAGTGCTGGTACTTCTTGCCCAATAGATGTAGGCTTAAACCCTGATTATAATGCTAATTGGCCTGGTGATTCTCAATTTTTAAAAGATAAATTTATTAAGTTTGGTTATAGATTTAAATTTAGAGACAACGAATATTCTTTAATATCTCCTTTATCGCCTTCAGTATTCATACCACTTCAAGATGGTTATTTTATAAGTGGTAAATATGGAAGCGGTGGAGAATACAAAGATGAAATAGACGCTTATGAATCTACAGTAGTTTCTTTTATGGAAAATAAAGTAGATGAAGCAGATATTTATATAGACTCTCCAGATGGTCAAAACTGGTCTGTAGCTATGTCTAAGTATGGTATAGAGGCTATTGAAATAATATATAAAGACTCAGAAGATCAAAGTTTTAAAGTTGTAGATACTATTGAAAATTCTACTTTAGCTAACTTAAATTCAAGTGAATTTAAATATATATATCAATCAAGAAATGCTATAAGAACTTTACCAACATCTGATTTAACAAGGGTCGCTGATAAAGCACCTATAAGAGCTCAATCTCAAGAGATAACTGGTAATAGAATTTTATATGGTAATTATGTTTCTAAACTAGGTTCTATTGATTCTAATGATTATAGACTATCTATAGGTCCTAAAATGCCTGAAACTAGTAATCTTAATGATTTAAACACATTACCTTATTTATCTAAAGAGTTTCAAAACCATACAGTAAAACAAAACAGAAGTTATCAAGTTGGAATTATATTTCAAGACAAGTATGGACGATCTTCGGATGTTGTACTTTCTTCATTAGATGAGTCGTTAGCTACTTTTGGTGGACTTACTTTTTCAGGTTCAACAGTTAATCATCCATACAGAGCGTTAGGTGATGAACTGCTTACTTACAATAGTAATACAACTATAGCTAATGGCGTTTGGCCTGGTGATTCTATAAAGCTTTTATTCTCAACACCTATACCATCTCAAACTTCTGATTTAACATATGGTGGTTTATACGTTCCTATAGGTGCTGTAGAAACAATGCAAGTTACAGGACCTAGTAGTGATCCTGGAGGAGCCGGATTTGTAGTTGGAGCTGCAGTTTCAGCTGGTGATCCTGGTAAAAGAGTAGAAATAAATATTAACTCAGTAGGTAACGGTGGTACAATAGTTTCTTTTACCGTTATAGATCCAGGTGAAGGTCACAATATAGGAGACGTATTAAGTTTTACTTCTAATAGTTCTACTATACCATGTGAAATGACTGTAAGAAAATTATTAAATCCTAATCCCTTAGGTTGGTATACTTACAAAGTTGTAGTTAAACAACAACAACAAGATTATTATAATGCATATTTACCTGGAATATTAAATTTAGGTCCTCAATCTGCTGCTGAAGTTAGTGGCAGTGAAGCTTATATAGTTCTTCATGGCGATAATATAAATAAAATACCAAGAGATTTACAAGAGGTTGGGCCTACTCAGTCTCAGTTTGCTTCTTCTGAAGAGATTTTTGGAAGAGTAACTAATACATTTTTTGGAGGAAGTACCTCTACACAAGAAAAAAATAAAAACACTCAGTATAGACCGCTGAGTTTACCTGATATAGTTACTACTATAGGCAGCATGAAAGACTTAGGTTTAACCACAACAATAGGTAGACCTTGGTTTTCTTTTTCAACTACAGCTGGACAAGGTGGATATAATTTATCACCTTTTTACAATATAGAAGGAGATGCCACTCAATCACCACTTATAACTTTAAATGAAGATGCTAGTCCTTTGATTGGTAAAATATCAACAAGAAAATCTATAGGTATAGCAGGTGGTAAGTTTGCGTCAGCAATGACTTTAACCGCTAGTAGTGGTGCTGAAAAACTTTGGTATTTATTTCCAGGTTTAGCTATATATGAAACAAATCCTACGAGATCTAATTTAGATATATTTTATGAAACTCCTACAACTGGAACTATAAAGCAATTAAATATAGATATAAACAAAGGAGATGTTGATTCTCCTAGATCTATTACTGATTTTGTGTTTACATTACCTGAAAGTGTAGCGCCTAATACTGTGTGTAGTACCGATTTTGTACCTGTTAGTGCTGGTGGACTAGAGTTAACTAACGCTAATACTACATGTCAAATAGCGTCTGTTTTTACCGCTTTAGGTGTAGATGTTACTAATAAATTTATAGTAGAAAAAGATGCTGTAAGTTTTAAATATAGAATTAAAACAGCAACTTTTCCAAATGGAACTTTTGTTTTTACTTCAAATGGATCTTTTGAAAATTATCAGTTTAACTTTACTGTAACAAACACTAATCTAGCAGGAATAGTTTTAAGTAGTAATATATCTTATGGTCCTCCTACTAATAATAATTCTTTGACAAATATAACACCTAGTGTTGTAGGTTTAGTAAATAGTGAAATTGTTTTACCAAGTAATAGATCTTGGAACCCTACTGGAGCTCCTGCTAGTGCAGGTGGTGTACCCACAAACACATTAGATTCAGATGCTTTAGCAGCTGGTGTTATAGTTGGTAGAAATGGTGCTTACGCTGACGATCCTGCTATAACTCCATTTAATGCTAAGGCAGGTTTGTATTGGGAAGTTTTTGATCCTGGGGCATTTGCTGGAGAGATTATTCCAATAGGTAATCATTATAAATTCTTATGGAGAGTTAACAATGTTTTTATAGACGCTCCTGGAGGCTTTAAAGTTAATAATGGTTCTGGAACTTATGTACCTCGTTTAGAGATGAGAAACACTAGCGCTGTACCAACTTCGGTAGGTTATCCAGCACAAACTCAAACTCAAGAAAGCGGTAGTATCTATGAAACTGTCTACCATAGACTGCAAGCTATTAATCCTTGGTGGCCTTATATATTTACTTCAAGTTCAGTACCTAGTGCTACTTATTTACCAGACGCTCTCTTACCATACGTGCCTTATAAAAATGCAGCAGGTCAAACTGGCGTTGCTCCTATTTCTAGAAGCGGTAGTGGGCAATCTAGTCCTACAAATGGCGCTGCAGCGTGGAGTGGTGTTGTTTATGGAAATCCTAAATATCAAATCTGGTGGGATTTTCCAGGTGGTGGAGCGCAGCAAGGTGTAACTTTTCCAGGTGTTCCATCAGCTACTCCTTCAGGAGCTCCAACCTCATTAAAAGCAGGACAAGCTCAATACACTACCAAGTTCCAAATAAAAACTAGATTAACAGACGCTACTTATTCTCCCACTGGTGGTGTGAATATACCAACAGCTTTGTCTTTAGACGTTGAGCAAGATCTACTTGTCAACATTTCACCTTTTATTGGTAATTAATATATAAATATGAGTACTATTGTAGAAACATCTTATTTCAACTCTTTTTTATTAAAGAAAGCAGGTATAAACCCTACTTCTAGTAGACCACCATGGGGTGATATTATTGCACAGTGGCCAGGTCTACCTTGGAACCCTACTGGATACCCTACATTTCCAGCTCTTGCAAATCTTAATACTACTGTCAAAGATCAATCTTGGTATGTTGAAGAATCTAGAATAAGAGGAGGTTATAATAATAATCAAACTGAATTAGGGCCTAGAGCTTATTTATCTACAGAAAATAATAGTGGGCAAACTAGTAATAATGGTATAATATTTTCAGGAGTATTTAATTCAGCAACTGGTTTTAATGCAACTAATGTTTTTTCTATTGCTGAAAATATAACTAAAGAAGTAGATCCTAGATATGGTAGTATAAGAAAATTTTACGCAACAGATACAGATTTAAGAATTTTTCAAGATTTAAAAGTTAGTAGAACGCTAGTAGATAAAGACGCTATTTTTACAGCTGACGGTAATCCACAGCTAACAGCTTCTACTTTAGTATTAGGTCAAAATTTACCTTTTGCAGGTGAATATGGTATTGGTAATTTTCCAGAATCTTTTGCTAAAAAAGGTTTTAGAAGTTATTTTGTAGACAATAATAAAGGTGTTGTGTGTAGGTTATCAATGGATGGTATAACTGAAGTATCACAATATGGTATGAAAGATTATTTTAGAGATCAATTTGAAGTAATAAATAATGATTTTCAAAAATACGGAATTCAAGTTGCTAATCGTGACTCTCCGTTAAATAATGTTTTTGAATTTGAAGTAATTAGCAATGCAGTTAGAAGTTTAGAAATAGGTATGAACTTTACATATCAAGGTAATGTTTATACTATATTAGACTTAGGAGCTGTTAGTGACCAAGGTGGTAGTAATAATAACAAAAGACAAGTGATTATAGATAGAGCGATAACTATATCAGGTAAAACTCCTTTTTTTATATCTAAATGGGATAATAATAAAGTTGTTGGAGCTTACGATATGTATCAAGATGTTTATACTTTATCTATACAAACACCTAATAGTGTTGTTAATGGAGGTGGTGTAGACATGAAAAGAGCTTCTGAAACTTTATCTTTTGATGAGAGTGCTTTAGGTTGGACTAGTTTCTATACTTACACGCCTATACTTATGGATAGTCTAAACAATTCTTTTATATCAACTTTTGAGAATCAAGTTTGGGATCACTATGATCAAACAGTACCTCATAATAGTTTTTATGGCTCAAGCCCATCTAAGTCTAGTATAACGTTTTTGTTTAATCAATCACCTAGTCTTAAAAAGAATTTTTTAACAGTTAATTACGAAGGATCAGCTGGATGGCAAGTTGATAAGTTTGAAAGTGGTGCAACAGGTCAAGTAGAAAATTATTATGATAATAGTTTTTTAGAAACTTCTGATACAAGTGCTGTAGTTAAAAGTTTACAAGATGGTTACTATGTAGATAGTATAACAGGCCAACCTAAACATGCTGGCTTTCATTTAAAAGAAAATTTATACACTGCTAATTTAATAAACTCATCTCCAGTTGCACCTTATGAAGTTTCTTTTGGAGCTCAAAAATCAGGCATAAAAGGATTTTTTGCTACCGTAACTATATCAACTGATGAGTCTACTAATATAGGAGGTGTTAAAGAGCTTTGGTCAGTAGGATCTACATTTGTAAGATCATCTTAAATTTAATTAAATATGAATATAGAAGAATTAATAGAAAACAATAAAGTTTTAGAAAGTTATGGCAATGGTGAGAGTATAGTAGAAACTCCTCACGCTCCATTAATACATGACTTTGCTGATCAACTTTATATAAGACGCATGGATATGGTAGCTGGCTCTGTAGTAGTAGGTGCTATACATAACCACAAACACGTTTGGTTTTTATTAACTGGAAAATTAAGCATATATTCAAATAACAAACTAGAAGATTATGTAGCTCCATGCTATGTTGTTTCCGAGCCAGGAACTAAAAGGTTAATATATGCGCATGAACAATCAATATTTGTAAACGTTCATAAAAATCCAAGCAATACTAAAAACATTGAAGAACTAGAAAAAGAAATAGTATCTTTTACTGAAGAAGAATTTAAAAATTATAAAAATAAATAATATGGCATTTATAGTAGGATCACTTTTAATAGGCGCTGGAATATCAGCAGCGGTAGGTGGAGTAGCAGCTAGTAAAGCTAATAAAGCTAAGAAAGATGGTTTAAGTTTAGCACAAAATATAACTGACTTAGAAAATGCTAGAACACCTATAATAAATCCATATGATAATATTGAAGATTTAAGTGGAAAATTATCTAATCCTTTTGCAAATTTAGGAGTAGCTACTCAAGCTGCTGAAATGAAAATAGAAGAAGCAGACATAGCTTTAGCAAATAGTCTAGACACCATGAGGGCTGGTGGATTTGGTGGCGGTGGTGCTACAGCTCTAGCAATGGCTGCTGCTAAAAGTAAACAAGGCGTAGTGGCTGATATTGAGAGTCAAGAAGCTTCTAACAATAAAATGAGAGCTGAAGGTGAACAACAATTGCAGTCAAAAATTATGGCTGAAAAACAAAGAGTTCAACAAGCTGAAGTTGATGGAGCTGCGTTTGTTTACGCACAGCAAGATGCAAGAGACATGCAACAACTTAACAGAGCTCAAGCTATGTACGACAATAACTTAGCACAACAAATGGCGTATCAATCTCAAGCTATGAGCGCTTTTACTGGTGCTGCTACTGGGCTTACTGGAGCACTTGGTAAAATGTAAATAAAACTAGAATATGAGTTACGAAAATCCCACACGAATATTAGATACTTCTCTTGGCGAAGCTGTAAAATCATTAGATGCTAACAGAACGCAAATACTTGCTCAAATTGAAGCAAGAAAAAAAGAAAGACAAAAATCAGACAAACAGAAAGCTGACGAAATAAAGAGACAAGAAAAAGAAGCTAATGCTAGAAGAAGAAGAGAATATACTTATAAAAAAGGAGTAGATGAAAGTGTTGCTAATTTTAACTCAAAGTTTAGTGATAACGTGTTAACTATAAATGATTATACTACTGCTAATCGTAAATCTAGTTTAATTCCTGGAAGTTATGATACTGAAATGCAGCAGATAGAAATAACTAAAGATCAATTAGAAGAAGATTATAATGCTTATCAAGAAGCTTTAGCTAAAGATCCTAATGCTTCTCTTCAAGATATTAATCCTATATATGAGCCAGGTTTTGATATAGAATCTATATATTTACAAGAACATGGTGGACCGGTAGATAATATTAAAGATGAAATAGAAAGTTATTGGGAAAAGATGTCTCAAGTTGATGAAGGGTCAGAGGAGTATATGGAATATAAAAAGAACATAGAC